GACGGCGTCGCCGTGGTGGCGGTCCTTGACGGGGACGGTGGCTTGGTAGCGGAGGGCGAAGAAGGTCGTCGTCATGAGGTGACCTCGGTCAGATGGGACTGCCACGACGACAGGCCGGGAGCGGTCCAGTCCCGTCCTCGCCGTGCCCAGCCCTGATGGACGCGAAGTCCTCGGTAGGTGTCGAAGCTGGCTCCACAGCCGCACTTGAACTTCTTCGGGGCTGGTCGAACGCGGGTGACGTCATAGTCGGGATGCTTGGTGGAGATGTGGCGGCGGACGTTCTCGAAGGAGCGATTGCAGCATGGGCAGACGCCGTTGGCGATCCTGGAACGGTCGCGGAGGAGGACGGCTCTGGTGGCTTCGCCTTCGGCGATCGATGCGCGTAGCTGGTCCTGCAGAGCGACCTCGCGGGCCTCGGCCTCTCGGAGCTTCTGCTCGTCGGTCTTGCCGGTGAAGTGCATGCCGTGACCGTTGGGGCAGTAGAAGCTGTCTCGGTCCTTACGGCGGCGGTTCTCGAGCTCGACGGTCATGGCGAAGACGACACCGCAAGCGGCGCAATCGCTGACGTAGAGCTCGACGAAGGTGCCGGTGTTCGTGTAGGTGGAAATGCGGTTGCTGGTCATGCTGCTGTCTCCTGGTGGGCTGCGTCGTAGAGCATCCGGACACCGCTCGAGGGCTCCGCTTCGGACGGCGGTGCCGACACCATCGAGGTGTCGACGTCGTCGGGGGGCGGCGTCTCCTCCTCGCGGGAGTGTGTCGGGGTCTCGTCCGAAGCGGAGGTCGGGAGGGAAGCGGTGGTCTGGTCCAGGGCTTGCTCGAGGGCGAGACCGGCTTGGGCGACGATCTTGCGGGTTGCTCGCACCAGCGGGTCGTCGTGCCCTTCGCTGTTGATCAGGTGACAGGCGAGGTTCCAGAGCCAGTCGGGGATGGGGGTGGCTTCGTCTCCGACCAGGAGGTAGCCCTGGTCGGCGTCATCGGGGGTGGTGGTGTCGGTCATGCTGCTGGCTCCTGGAGTCCGGGTGGAGGGAGTTGGAGACTGGTGAGGATGGCGGCGCGGAGGGAAGGGTCACGTTGGAGGCGTCGGCGTTCTCGGACGGAGAGGCCGCCCCAGATGCCGTACGGCTCGTTGCGGTCGAGGGCGTACGCCAGGCATGCGGCTCGAACGTCGCAGCGGCCGCAGACGGCTTTCCCCTTTTGGGTGGGGCCGCCCTTCTCTGGGTAGAAGGCGTCAGGGTCGTCGGTCTGGGCGCAGACGGCCGTGATCATCCAGGGCTCGTTGTTACCGAAGAGATCTTCGATGACAGAGCGCTGCTCGGTGTGGCCATGACTGGTGACGTGTCGAGCAGGGATGGCGGTGAAGTGCTGCTTTGGTGGCATCAGGTCACTTCCCGGAGGAGGCGGGTCTGGCACCAGCGGGCGGGCCCGGTTGGGCCGGTGGCGGGGACGAGCTGGGCTTCGAAGTTGGGGTCGCCGACGTTGCCGAGGAAGCCGATGATGATGAGCTCTCGGTCGTCTTTGGGGGCGTAGCAGCGGTCGCCGATCATCCAGGCGCGCGGCGCTGGGAGGGCGGTCATGGCTTCTCCCAGACGAGGCCGGAGCCGGGACATGGCACGGTGGTCTTGCCGACACGCTTGGTGTGGTCGCGGAAGACGAGGGTGTCCCTGTCACGTGCGACCAGCCCGGTGAGACCTTCGTTGCGGCCGGTGCCGTCGCTGACGTGGTGGGGGCACTTGGCGAAGTCGATCGACTTCTGGGTCGTGGTCTTCATGTCACCGCCCCCCCCCCGTTTGGGATCAGGGACTTCGATTGGCAGTGGGTCCTGGGGGATGTTGTCGTGTCGGGCGCGGATTTTGGCGAGGTCATTCATGCGGCTTCACGCCTCGCGCGGGCTCGCTCGATCGACGGCAAGGTCACTCCGAGTTGTGCGGCCGCATGGTGTTCTGATTCGCCGGAGTCGACGAGCCAGTCGAAGTCGTCGAGGAGGTCGCGCCGGTCGGGCTCACCCATCTCGGCGGGTTGGGAGAAGGGGTCGTCGATCGACTCGTCGTCCCATGCCAGTGGTGGTAGCCACATCATGTGTTCGGCGTAGCGTCGAGCACGGGTGACGCTGATGCGGCTGCGCTGGTCGGTGCCGACTGCGGGCGTCATCGACAGCTCGTTGTACAGGCTCACGGCTGCGTCGGCAGTCTGCTTGAGGACCTCGCTGTTGTGGTGCATCGTTCGGGTGAAGTTCGTTGGACTCATTCCCAGGCGTTGGGCCAGACGGGACTGGCTGTAGCCGATCGCGACGAGAGCCTGCAGGCGTCGACGGGTGCCGCACGAGTCGACCTTTGCGCCTTGGGCGAGGTCGACCTTGATGGCGAGGATGCGCTGTTCTGTGCCTTGGCGGACTCGCCTGGTCGGGACGCGGGTGTCGTCTGGGCGGCGCTTTCCGTAGACGAGTTTCCAGAGCACTCCCTGGCTGATGCCGGAGACCGCCACGATCCGTTTCAAGCCCATGCCTTGGTCTGTCAGGTGCAGGATGTGCCGGCGTGAAGGCTCGGCGTCGACGAGGTTGCTCCATCGTCCGTAGGCGTGTTGTCGGACGCGGTTGGTCTCGTACTCCTTGTGCGCGTTCGCGCAGTTGGGGCATCGGCAGGCGTCGAGGACGTAGCAGGCGTAGGTGCCGTGCTGGTGGTTCGCCTGCTTGTGGAGGCATGGTTTCAGGGTGCGGTCGACTGCGGCGCGGAGGGCGCGGCCGTGTTCGGCGGCTCGGGCCTTCTCGATCCATCGTTCGCAGGAGTGCTTGCGCTTGGCGTAGTCGGCACGACCGGGGAAGTTGTAGGTGCCGGTCCAGCCGCAGCGGCGGCATGATCGACGGTAGGTCCCCTGCTTCACTCGGGCGCTCATGCGCTCACCGTCAACGGACTGCGGTCGATCTTGTCGAGCGCGTCGAGGTGGGCCTTGGGGAGCTCAAGGGTGGGAATGTCGAGGAGGTGGGCGCCGATCTCAGCGAGCCACCAGGCGTCGACCTGATTGTCGTCGCGACAGTCGATGCCGGCTCGCTGGAAGAGCGCCATCCTCATGTCGGGCTTGGTGGCGTTGCCTTTCCCGGTGGCGAACTTCTTGACGGTGCTCGGGCTGGCTTCGATGGTGCGGATGCCGATGGCGTGGAGGCGGTAGACGATGAGCCACCAGAGGCCGTTGCGGTCGAGGGTTCCCCGCTGGGAGTGTTGCGCGAGGGATGGGGCTTCGATGACGACGAGGTCGGCAGGTGGTGCGAAGTCCCACGGGCCGAGGCCGAGGACGGCGTCATTGAGGTCTTCCATGATGTCGGCGAGGCGTGCTCGGCGGTCCTCGAGGGTGGTGCCGGTCGGCTTGGAGGTGATGGTGTGGGTGGCGTCGTTGTAGGCGATGCCGGTGCCGGTGAGGCTGGGGTCGATGCCGAGCACGATGACGTCGGTCATGGCGTCTGCCTCTTGTTGATGAGGGCGGCGCGGTCCTTCTCGGCCTTGTCGAAGAGGAGGCGGAGCTGGCGGGCTGCCCAGGAGTTGGAGCCGTTGAAGTGGGCTTGGGGTCGGAGCTCCCCGGTCATGGTCTTCTGGTACCAGGGGGCGAGGCGGTCCCAGTGGTTGACGAGGAGGATGAGGCCCTCGTCGTAGATGGTGAAGTCGTCTTGGTTGGTGCGGTGGCGGATGGCGTCGAGGAGGGTCTCGGAGCTGACGGTGTGGAGTCCGGAGGCGAGGCTCATCGTGGTTCGTCTTCGGCTGGGTTGTGGCGGGGGTCGGGGCCGTCGTGCCAGGTGGGTTCGGCTTCGATGCGTTCGTCGATGACGTCGGCCTCGGCATCGTCAACGGCTCGAAACGCATAAGCGTCCGTCCTGCCGTCCCGGCGTGCTTGCATGGTGAGCTCGATCGCCACCCGGGTTCCGAGGCTGCTGGGCCCCGAGTCGTGGATCAGCCACTGCAGGTCGCGGTCGATGCGTCCGTGGGTGGGGTCTCGATGGATAGGCGTGCCGTCGTTGGCCGGGTAGAAGAGTCGTCGACCGACGAGCACAAGGAAGTCCTTCCAGGTGGTCATGAGCGGTCTCCCGGGCGGACGAGATGGGCGGGTTCGAGGTGCCAGCCGTCACGCATCTCGGGCAGCTCGGCCTCGGCGTCAGCGACCTCCCACGGTCGGGGGCGTAGTGCGTCCATGGCGTTGCGGGCTTCGAGGCGGTGCCAGATGGCGGCGACGAAGTTCCAGAAGATGATGGCGAGGATGGTGCAGATGATGGTGAGGAAGGCGCCGGCGACGAGGGCTCGCATCAGCTCGAGGTCGCTCATGTCGTCGGCTCCTGTGTGTGTTCGGCGAGCAGGCCGCGCAACATTCCTTCGATCTCGGCGTGGTCAACAAGGCCAGTGGCGACCTCATCGGCCAGCGCCTCGATCTGTTCGCGGAGGGCGTTGGCGAGGGGGCGTTCCATGTTCGGCATGTCCACGGCATAGGCGGCATCGAGCGCAGGGCGGAGGACATCACCCTTCGTGAGCGGGACGACACCAAGCGCGTCGGTCTCGACCTTCCTCATCGCCCGCGCCGCCGCTTCGATAGCTTCGGGGCTGGGCGTCGTCATGACTGGTCCCGTCCGATGCAATAGGGGCAGCGCTCGGCGCAGCCGACGTGATGGAAGACGGTGGAGTCGTCGCGGCAGGTAGTGAACTCGTTGGAGTGGTCGGGGCAGATGAAAGCAGGGCACTCGGTGCAGCCGGTCGCCTGGTCGCAGTCATCGTCGTCGAGGCAGTAGACGTCCTCGACCGTCCGCAGCTCCCCGGTCATAATTCGACTCCGAGGCGGTTGGCGGCTGTTATAAAAGCTCGATGCCGGCGATGGGTTCCCCTAGAGAGCGGCGGCGTGTGGGCGAGGGCGATGAGGTTGGCGATGTGAGTCTCTTCGACGAGTCGGTGTTGGGCGATGGCGAGGTCGCTCAGGGCGGCTGCCTCGACGGCGGTGGCGGTGGCGAGCCTCTCTTGGGCCTCAGCGATGTGTTCAAGGATGGGGAGGTAGTCGTCGCTGATCGTCATGACTTCCTCGAGCGGCGCTTTGACGCCGGCGGCGTGGTGCGGGGCCGATAGCCGACGACCTTCGTGGCGCCCCACATGAACTCGACGCGCTCGTAGCCGTCACGCTCATCGCGAGGGATGCGCTTGCGGAATTGCGTGGGCCGCTCGAGGCCGCGGTCGACGTACTCCATGCCGAGGGTCCAGCGCGGATCCTTGCTGCCGTCGGGGCGCTTCCGGACGATCGGCTGCGGGTCGTTGGTCGTCATGACTTCGTCTCCTCGATCCGGAGGATCAAGTCATCGAGCACCCGGGCGAGCAAGTCGACCTGGGCGAGCACCTGGCCGAACATGCGGCCGATGGTGGCGCCGTCCAGGTAGGAGCCGTCGATGGTGCGGACGTCGCGTTCGATGTCGGCTCGGACGGTGTTGATGGCCACCCGGGCTCGTGCCGGCCACGCCGGCGAGGTGCCCGGTGTCTGGGTGTCGGAGCTCATCGGAGGCCTCCGGTCAGGTCGATCGCCAGGTTCGCGGCCTGCTCGAACTCCTTGCGCTCGCGATGCTCGCGCTGAATCCGGGACTCGTTGGCCAGGAGGACGGCACCGATGGCGATGATGACGGCCGTGTACCAGCCGACGATCTCGAACCAGTCACCCCAGAAGAGGAGATCGAGCAGCCAGCCGATCATGCTCGGGCCACCAGACGAAGGTCATACGGCGGACGACGGTGGCTGGGTTCGTAGCCGGCCACTGCTCGTCGGCTCGATGCGAGGAAGTGGTGGTGGGCGTCGAGGTCGAAGGGATTGCGGCGGTGGCGGGGCGTGTGGATGGCGGTCGATGCGTTCGACATGTGGAATGCTCCTGTTAGGACTTGGCGTCTGATTCCTGCTTTGCGGCTGTGGGATCGGGCGCCGGTTCTGTGTACGGACGGTCGTGCGGGTCGGTCAGGCGGAAGCACCCATCGGCTCCGTGAGCAGAGACGCGGGGTCCACGCCGAGGTGTCCGGCGATCACGTCGAGCTCGTTGACGTCGACGGGAGTGATGCCGCGAAGTCGGGCGCTGACGGCGGCCTGGGACTTGCCGAGCTTGAGCGCGAGGGCGGCCTGGGAGATCCCCCTTCGTGCCATCTCGGCTCGGATGTTCGCACCGACGATGGTGCTGGGGGTATTCGTCATGACTCGGTTCTATACGCTGAGCGTCTAACACGCAAGAGGCGCGCGGGCAGTTTCTCGACTTATTTATCGGCTCACGTTGTAGACCTGTAGAAATGGCTGTACTTTATCGACATGTCCACAGTCACGCCGTTTCCCCAGGAGCACCCATCGGTGCATTTCCTGAACGCTGAAATCAAGGCCCTGATGGGTCGCTTCGACGTGTCGCAGACGTTGCTGGCCGAGTGGCTGGGTCTGACCCAGCCCGGAGTGTCGTCACGTCTGAGGGGGAAAGCGTCGTGGAGGGTCGAGGAGCTGCTGCGGGTTGCCGAAGGGTTCGGTCTTCATCCGGCCTACCTGCTCGGTGGCACCGCGGCCGGCAGCCCAGGAGGACCTGACAACTCGCCGGCTGGTACGTTCGGCGCCGACGCGCCATTAGCTCAATTGGCAGAGCAGCTGACTCTTAATCAGCGGGTTACGGTCCTCCGGTTCCCGGTGCCTTCCAATGCCGTCGCCGCGTAACCCCGACGCGGCCGGCTCGTTGTGACAGGCAACTCCCAGATCCTCGCTCCTGTCTTCTCCCTCCCGATCGACGAGCACGACGACGGACCCGGGGGAAGCGACGTGCAGTGGTATCCAGAGATCCGAGATTGGGTCGCCTACATGCAGGCGACCGGCATGCCGAAGACGACCGTGACACTACGACGGCAGCACCTGCAGCACGTCGCCCGCAACATCGACTGCAACCCGTACACCCTGACGTTCAACCGCCTGGTCGAGTGGCTGTCGACTCGAGAGTGGGCGCCGAACACCAGGCGCTCCTACAGGACCAGCCTCCGGGCGTTCTATACGTGGGCGATGGCGACCGGGCGGACGAGGAACTCGCCGGCCCATCTGTTGCCACCGGTCCGTGTTCCCAGACCCAAGCCGAGGCCGACACCTGAGATCGCCTACCGGAGGGCGTTGGTCGTCGCCGACGCGAAGATCCGACGTGCGATTCGCCTGGCCGGCCAGTGCGGACTGCGACGCGGTGAGATCGCGCGGGCTCGACCTCGAGACGTCGAGGAGGACCCGCACGGCTACCTCCTCCGCGTCGTCGGCAAGGGTGGCCACGTCCGAATGGTGCCGGAAGTTCGCCGCCGATCGGGGGATCCCGGTGTCGACGTTCGTGCGGGCGATCCTCCTGGACGTCGTCGGGACCTAACGGCGGCGTCGGGTTACTCTTCAGCCAACATGCGCATCTCCGAGTACCTCACCTATGGCCTGCTGCTGTCGGGCTTCGGCGGTGCCTGCATCGGCTTCTCGATTGCCGTCGGCATCGACAACGCCACCGTCTGGGTGTTGGCCGCGGGCAGCATCGTGGCCTTGATGGGCGGCATCCTGCTCGCGATCGGTGTGATCGCCAAGGGCGTCGAGGTCGGCAGCCAGTGACCCACGAGACCAACTACTCCTGACACAGAGAAAGACCCCACCACCAGCTCCGCAGGGTGCTGGTGGTGGGGTCTTTCGGTTGCCGACGACTCCCGGCGTCGGCGCCTGTTCCGGCTTAGCCGGGGATCTTGGGCGGGTCGTTGCCGTGGGACTCCTTCTCTCGGATCTGGCCGTCCTCGCCGTGGATCTCGACCTCGAGGTCGAGGAGGTCGCCGATGACGGCGGCGACGAGGATGGCGGCGCCTTGGTTCTTGAACTTGCCGGCGAGGTTGACGCGCCAGTCGCCGTCGTCGGGGAGGACCTTGACGGCGTGGTCTTCGGCTGCTTCGCGGGCTGCCAAGACGCGCTCCTCTGGGATGGTCGTGTCGGTCATGGGAGTGCTCCGTTTCCTTCGGGGGGCTCTAGCGGGTGAGCGTAAGAATGGCGTAGACGATGGTCAGGAGGACGACCGTGCCGGCGGCGAACATCCAGAGGGGGACGGGGTCGTGGCGGGTCATGGGGTGACCCTGGATTCGAGCCACTCTTTGCCGGCGGTGAGGGTGTCGAACGTTTCGGACTGGTTCACGCCTTCGCGGTGGACGGCGTTCCACTGCTTGTCAGCCTTCTTGACGACGAAGCAGGCTGGGATGGCGTCGGGGGTGCGGTGTCCGGCGTAGACGCCGGGTCGGTCTTTCGTCCAGGTCAACTGCATGAGGGGCCCTCCGGGTTGGGGATCACGGCTCGAAGATCAGTGCCGGGAACAGGTTCGCTCCGGTGGCCGGAGTGGGAGAGCTCGGGAGTGCTCCCGAGACGCCGGCTTGTGAGATGCAGCGCAGGCCTAGCTGGGCGATCGCGAACATGGCGGGGAGGAGCGGGTCCGACTCGTTCACGGACCAGACGTTGGGTGCGGCGGTCTGGCCAGCGCATCCGACCCAGTAGATCGTCTCGTCGTCGGGAGTCCACGAGGCCGGAAGCGTCAGGGTCCTTTTCCCGAGGACTGAGGTGTCGATCTGTCCCCAGTCGAACAACAAGGCACCGGGCATGCCAGTCGCGAAGTCATGTTCGTGCAGGCCGACCCGGAGCTTCGACGTCGCAACGGCGGTCCCGACGTAACAGGAGACCTTGGTCTGGGCCACGCCGCCCTTCGCGATCCGGAGTGGCCGCATGTCGTACTGGTTGAGGACCCGGGCCGTCGACGAGGCGCTGGAGACATCGAATCCGATGCCGTACCCGGCGCGGGCGACCTGGCCGCCCGCGAACTGGGAGGTTACGCCACCACCTCCGAGCTCAGCGATCGCAGCAGCGACACCCTCCGGCGTGACGGCGCGAGCGTCATCCGTCCCAGCCTCAGCCTCAGCCACCGTGGCTAGCTCCACCTTGCCGGCCGCCGTCTCTGAGGCTGCGTTGACGAGGCCCGTGACGAGGGTCGCGTCGATTCCGAGGTTGTCGCGGGCCTCGTCCGCGTCTTCGAGGTCGGAGAGGTTGTTGTCCCAGATCAGCCCATACGCTTCGAGGATTGCGACCATGTAGACGACGGCGGGCGTGTTCCCCCACGTGGTCCCGTTGTACAGAAGGAAGTCCCCGAACGCGGGCGTCCCGAAAAGCACGTCAGACAGGTCGCTCATTTCGGTCGCGCCTGCACCGGGGAACCAGTCAGACAGGTCACGGGACCCGAGGGTTGCGAGCGTGTCAGTCGGGTCGACGGACCCGGCACGGAACAGGTTGAGGAACATGTCCTCCACCTGCAACGTGTTCGGCAGGTCATAGGACATCGGACCGGCCGACAGGTAGACGGGAGTCGCGCCGATCGCCCACGACAGACGGATCAGGGTCCCCATGTTCCGGAAGAAGGTCTCCGTCGACAGGTCGTCGTTGAAGTCGTTCCCGCCCGGCTCGTTGATGATGACGTACTTCGAGGCAGGATCCACACCACGCGACACCAACGGATCGGTCGGTGGGTTGTTGAAGCGGGCGATCATCTCCGGCGACCCATTGCCCGAGTAGCCGGCGTTCAGGCCAACCGACCCAGCGAAGGCAGCCTCCATCTGGTCTTCCCACTGGGCCGACCCGTTGAACCACGAGTTGCCCAGGAACGTGAAGTGGTCACCGGAGTCGAGGTCGAAGACGGGATCGCCGTTCTCGTCCTCAGCTCGAGCGGTGGCGTAGGCGGCGGCCAGGTACCCGTTCGCGGTCAGGTGGAGCGGGTCGGTCCAGAAGGGGCCAGCGACCTGTCCGGAGGCGTGGGCGAATGCCAACGGCTCCGTCAGGGTGACGACGGACCCGGCCACGGACAGCACCTTCGCTGTCTCCTGGGTGGCGGTGCCGGGATTCAGGATCAGGAGGACGTCGGTGGAGACTCCGGTAACGGACGTCAGCGTGATCGTCGTGTCTGTTGCCGACGCACTGGCTGACAGTGTGGTCGCCGTGGTGGTCTGCCCGGTCTTGAACGCGGTCCGCTTCATGAACGGGAACAGGTTCACGACACCGACACGACGAGACCCGCCGGTGGCAGCGTCGAGATCGGCCTTCGTGACGGCGTCTTCCGGATCGGACGCCGCCGTCCCTAGCTGTTTGCGGGCCATCCGATCAGCCGATCACGGTGACGCGGAAGAACGCGGCCGACTGCGACGTCGCCGACGTCAGCGTGATCGTCGTCGTCGATACCACGATGACGTCAAGGTCGACTACCTCGCCAGTGCCCTTGATGACCACCTGGACCGTCACGTCTAGCGAGCCCAGGCCGTGGGTGATCGTCACCGGGGTGCCACCGGTCATCGCGCCGACGTCCTGTGCGTACTTCTTCGTCCGTGCTCCGGCCTTGACCTTGATGCCACCAGCGACGATCTCGATGGAGTCATCAGTCGGATCGGCGACGGCACGGAAGTCGTCGCCGACACGAACGACACCCAGGGATGCGGTGAGTGGGACACCAGCGGACGACTTCGCGAACACCAGCGGCGTCGTCCCGAGCGTCACGTTGTCGGCCGTCTGCGTCCACTGCGTATTGGGATCGACGGTCCCTTCCTCGACCGTGACTGTCGCGGCTCGTGTCTCCGCGGCTGTGCTCATGTCGGCAGCTCGTGTCGGGGCGCCGGACGCGTTGACGACGTAGATGCCGTTCTCCTGGCCTGCGGTCTGGTCCTTGATCAGGATGCGGTCGCCGGTGACGAGGACGACAGCGTTGACGGTGTCGCCGTTCTCGAAGGCCGAGGCGAGGGTGCCGTTGGCGACTGTGGCGACGCGGACTGCTTGCTTGAAGGCTTTGCCGTCGGTCAGGTTGTCGACGTACTGCTTGGTGGCCGCGTCTGTGCCCGCGCTCGGGTCAGCAACGTTGATGGCCTTCTGGGACTGGAGGTCGACGCCTCCGAAGATCTTTCGCGCCATTAGCTGAACACAGCCTTTCCTGCTTGCGGGGTGGGGAACGCGATCCTGATGGTGTTCGCGTCGATCAGCTGACAATCGGTATCGACGTACTCGTCACCGACGAGGACGGCGACGTTCGGTGTTTGGCCGAGATTGTGGGCGACGATCCACTCCGACGCCGGAATCGTCTGGATGTGCTCGTAGTAGAAGCTGCCGACCTCGATCAGGTCGATCTGGGCTTGCAGGTTGGCCGCCTCAAGCCACCAGGCTGCTTCGGGGTCGGCGTCCGGGTCGAGCGAGCCGGGGAGGACGTCGGGGAGGTCCTCGTAGGCGATCGGGCCGACACCGGCGGGGACGGTGACGGTGCGTTTGCGGGCGCTCTTGAAGCCGTGTTCCTTGGCGACGAGGCCTTGACCAACGGGGGTGACTGGCAGCTTGACGGTGACTGGTGCGCCGTCATCGAGAGGGATGGAGAGGGGATCGATGGAGAGGGTGTAGTCGAGGTCGCCGTCTTCGATGTGAAGACGCCGGAAGGGGGCCACGTCGATCGAGCAGCCGCGACCGATCGGAATGTCTGGGCCGACGCCCGAAATTTGACGGACGTCGATGATGACGTCCCTGTAGGTGGGCATCTAGGACTCCTTCACGGTGAGGTCGATCACGTCGGCGTCGGGATAGTGGGCGAGGAATCGGCGCACCTCGGCGGCAGGTCCTCCGCCGGTGAACCGGTCGTGCAGCTGCAGGACCTCGCCAATGACGAGAAGCGCGAGGGTGCCGGCGAACGATGCGACGACGGTCAGGCGGTCCACGTCTGCCGCCACTCGGACTCCACCAACGCGGAGGACGAGTGACGGCGCGTGGTGACTCTGCTTCCCCCGGTCCGCGCGGTGGTGACGTCGCCACTCGGGGGTTCCGATGGTGGAGTCGCGAGTGGCCTCCGGACGGCGATGGAAACTCATCGCGCCACCGCCGCGAGGATGAGGGCGGCGAGGCCGAATCCGATCGCCGTCCACAGGACCGCGTAGGCGGCCGACAGACCGAACGCCTGCCATCCGGGCCGTGCTGGTCGACCGTCGGGGGCTGGGACGGCAGCCATCGGTCAGAGCGGTTCGATGGTGGCGTCGGGAGCGTGTACCACGGGCTCATCGGGGGCAGGGAGTTCCTTGGGGAAGTTGCGGTCCCAGATGAACACCATGCCGGCGGCCGCCACGATGTTGAGGAGGCCGGTCTGCGAGTCCTGGTTGACGTCGAAGCCGAAGGCGATGCCGGCATGGAGGGCTGCTTGTACGAGGCCGGTGAGTCGGCCGATCCATGCGTCTTGGCTGACCGCACCGACGAGGAAGCCGGAGAGGGCGAAGACGACGGCGCTGATGGATGCGGATTCGACGCCGTCGAGGGTGGACCACGTCTGGGTGACGAGCCATCCGAGAACCGCGTTGACGAGGGCGAGGACGAGCGCGGGTTGGCGCTTGATGGTGTGCCAGATCTTCATGGTGTGCTGCCTTTCATCGGGGGACCGTGACGTCGGGGATGACGAGCATCGGCTTGTCGGTGGCCTTGCCGAGTGCCACCATGCGCGGCTTGCCGACCTTGATGTCCTTGGTCCGCTGGGCCCGGATGATGAAGCTCGGGATGCCGACACCGACGAGGCCGTGCTTGAATGCGGCCTTGCCGGGGGCGTCGGGCTTGTCGTTCTCGGCGTGGTTCTGGTCACCGAGCACGAGCCACGACTGGTTCGGCGACTTCACTTCCTCGAAGAAGCCGTCCATCTGCTCGTAGCGGATGTCGTCGTAGCGAGGCTTGTTGTTGGTCCCCTTGGGGTAAAACTCGAGGTGGACTGAGCCGAGCCCGACGCGCTTGCCCTCGAGGAACGCGCGCATGGCGACGGCGTAGCGGTTGCGATCCCAGCCGGGGTAGGTGTCGATCTCCTTGGCCCAGTACGGCTGCAGGACGTCGGGGTTCCAGATGAAGCCCTGTGCCACGCCGACGTGACCACTGCCCTTGAGGATGCAGGAGTCGCCCTTCTTGAGGTTGATCTTGCCGGTCTTGGTGTCGACCCCGAGGCTGTCGCCCCATCCCATGGCCTTGGCGAAGACCTGGGCGTTCTGGTAGGTGACGAGCTCGTTCACCTGGATCACGTCAGCGCCGACGTCTTTGCACGCGCCGGCGATGCGCTTGATCCGGGCGTCCTCGTCGGTGCTGAGCTTGGCGCTCTTCGCCCAGGAGTCCAGGGCGCAGACGTTGACGGAGACGAAGGTGGCGCTCATGCGAGCACCTTCGGCTCGGCCTTGAGAATCTCGAGCAGTTCCTTCTGCGGAATGCCGGTCTGCGGCAGGCCGTAGTGCTTCTGCAGCGTCTTGGCGTTCGCCCCGTCGGTCGAACCCCACACCGGCCCGGGGCCGACGAGGTAGGCGTTCTTGAGCTTCAGCGCGACCAGGTGGACGGTCGCACGCTGGCCGAACCAGGTGACGTGCTTGCCCTCCTTGCCGGGACCGTAGGAGGCCGTGAGCATGGCGTCCTCGGTTTGCGGCTTCGGAGCAGGCGTCGCCGGCGCGGACGCCGGCTTGGTCGTGGTCAGTTCTGCGAGCGGGTAGAACGTCGGGGAGGCGTTGAAGAGGTACTGCTTGCCGCCCTCCTCGCACACGCCGATCGGCTCGAAGTCCCAGCCGCCGTCGCGGTCGACGACCTTCCGCTTCTCCTTGGCTCCCGGCTGGCTATAGCCCTTGGTGCCGCCGCTCTTCACGTAGTGGCGCCGGGTCTCCTTGCGGATGAACTTGATCCGTGAGCTGTCAGGCAGGAAGTCGAGGGCCTTGCGTCCGTCCGCCAGGCCGTTGCCGAACCGGGCGTACCAGACGTTGTTCTGGCGCTGGCCGGCGCCGGAGATGGTGGCGGAGAACAGCAGCGTCCAGTGGCCGTGCGCAGACCAGAGGCGCTTGATGGCGCGGCGGGCGTGGATGTTGAACCCGATGAGCCGGCCGAACTTGACCCGGTTGAAGATGTCGAACCAGGTGACGTCGCCGGCGTCGCCGCCGGCGTGGGTGCCGGCGGACGCGCCTACCGAGGTGGAGCAGCTGCCCTGTACCCAGGTGGCGTCGCTCTTCTCGTGCTTGCGGTGCTGGAGGATCTGGTTGAGGCACCACCAGGCGTCGCGGCCGCGCGGGGTCGATCGTTTGCCCTGGACGCGGGCCGTGCACGGTGACGCCATGCTCATGCGGCTGAACATCAGGAACGCCGCGAGCAGGAAGACTTGCCGGATGATCGCCAGCATCACTGCTCACCGGCCTTGGGCGGACTGGTGATGGTCTGGTGGCCGAAGTCCGTCGGGTCGTGCTCGGGCTCGGGCAGCGCGTTGTCTTCGGCGAGCTGACGGGCTTCGTCGGTGGTGTCGGGGCCGCCGGCGCGCATGATCTCGCGGTTGTGGCGGACGTCGGCGATGACGGCTTCCTGGTCGGCTTCCCAGTCGGCTTTCTCGACGGGAGTGAGGACTTCGTCAATCTCGACTTCGATGATCTCGGGGTCGGGCATGGGGAGTCTCCTTGGGAGGTTGGGATTTCGCGTTCTGCGGGGCGCAGAAGACGTGACGGCGCACCGCTGCCGACCAGCCGTGGAGCAGCTGGCTGGCGTGCAGTGATGGGCGCTGGTGGTGCGCTGGAGGTTGATGGCTCAGGGCTCGTCGACGGGCGGGAGCATCTCGCACTCGACGATCAGCTCGGTGCCGTCGGAGAACGTGTAGGTGAACGTCGTCGGCGTCATGCCGGTGCAGGTGATGGCCGTGATCGTGGGCGCGTCCTGGCCATCGGTCCCGTCGACGCCGTCCTTGCCGTCTGCCGGTGGGGGCGGCGAGATCCCGTTCTGGCCATTCGTCCCGTCATCGCCGTCGCAGCGGTCGTCGGCACAGAATTGCGCGATGCCGGCGGGGAGCAGGGTCCGTACTGCCGACAGGACTTGACTGGGCTGGATGGTCTGTCGCTGGATGGTGACTTTCGGCTCGATGTCCTCGACCGGGGGCACCACCTTCTGGCACTGCTTCGGCTGCTCGCGGCAGAGGGTGACGTAGTCCTCGAGTACGCCGATCCGGTCGGCCTGGGCGTCGACCTTGAAGTCGGCCTTCTTCTTGGCCTTCGAGACTTCGGTCTTGGCGGTCTGCTTGGCCGTGTCCTCGGCCTGGTCGGCTCGCCAGACTGTCCAGCCGACCGTGAGGGCCACCAGCACCGCGGTGATGACGAGCAGCGTCGAGGGCCTGAGACTCTCGACGCGGTGACGCAAACTCATCCCTCTGCCTTCCCCTCCAAGATGGCGACCTGTCGCTTGAGCGAGGTCACCTCAGTACGCAGATTCCCGATCAGCAGGTCCTGTTTTTGGATACGGTCCTCGGCGGTGTGCAGCTCGTCCCGCGTCTCCCTCAGGTCCTTCTTCGTCTCTTCGAGTTCGGTCCGTTGACCCTTGGTCAGCTTGTCGAAGCCGTCGATCGCCGAGATGCGATCGGCGATGTCTTCCTTCTTCTTGCTCAGCCGGTACGTGCCGAAGCCGGTGATGGCGGCGAGGATGAAGCCGCCGACCGCGACGACGTCACCCCACGGCATGAGGGATCTTCCGTGGATTCTCTGCGTCCCAGTAGGCGGCGCACACCCAGTAGGCGAGGGCAGCAATGCCGCACAGGTACGAGTAGCCCGACGTGGCGAGGCCGGACTCGACGGTGGCGAAGGTGAGCACGAAGGCCCACCACGCCCAGACGGCGACGCCGAATGAGTGGGCTGCCCGCGCACCGCGGTGCAGGACGTTGGCGACGATGGTGGCGAGTCCGACGGCAAAGAACAGGACGCACCAGACGTCGATGGACAGCGAGATGAGCGCGTACTTGAAGATGGGCGGGGGGTTCGGTGTCGAGGTCAGGAAGTTGAAGAGCAGGAACGAGATCCCGAGGCCGAGCAGTCCGAGCGCGAATGACAGCACCCGGATGGGTCGGATGAAGCGGTGACGCTGCCAACGGCTGAACGGCATTTGAGGCTCCTCCGCTTCTAGACGGTGACGCGCGCGTTGTTGAGGAGCGCGGCGATGGCTTCGGTCTCCGTGAGCGTGTACGTGTTCAGCTCGAACTTCGAGGACCCTCCGCCGGCGGCGGCGTGGTCGTTGCTGACAATCCGGTAGACCGCTGCTCCGTCGACCGTGACGTCACCAATGCGGGCGAGGTAGCTGGGGCGGATCTTGTCCGAGCTGACGTAGCGGCCGGTGTAGAGGTCGAGGACCATCCCGGAGACTTCGACCTGGGCGGCGCTCGCGCGTAGCTCGGACTCCTCGAGGGTCTGGTGACCGAGGGCCGATGCTGCTTCGCTGAACCCGGTGGAGTCGAGCTGGCCGTCGAACTTGATGGTCTTGGAGGTGCGCACGTCTTCCTCGTCGACGCCGTCGCGGTAGAACGTCAGCACCCGGTACTTGCCGTTCTTGGACTCGGCGAGGACGTGGACTGCGTCGAGCTGGGTCGCTTCGGAGGCGGTCTGGGTGTAGACGTCGGGGTAGGGGATCTCGTAGCGGACCTCGGTATCAAGTTCACGCCACTCGAATGCATGGAGGCCGGAGGGGAGCCGTTCCCAGACCCCCCAGGTGAAGGCGGGGTCATACTGCAGAAGCTTCTCGAGGACGCCGTAAGGCGTGATGCCGTCTGGCCAGACGAGGTCTTGGTGCTGGAAGGTGGCGGTGGTGTCGATGCGCGCGCCGGCGAGGTCGATGCGGGGGCAGAAGCGGGCGAGGCAGTCGATGAGGACTTCGTGGGCGAGGACGTAGTCGGTCTCGTACATGTTGCCGGTTAGGGCGTCGCCGGCGCGGTCGAGGCGGAGGGCCTGGAGCATCATGTTCCAGACGTGCATCCAGTCGTCGTCGCCTCCGACGGTGACGGTGGAGCCGTCGCGGTCGTAGCGGATGGTGACTCGGACGACGGGCAGGTCGTCGCTGGGGCCGATGCCTCCGGCGGGCCAGCCTTCGTCTCCGGTGACCGGGTCGGGATCTACTGGTGTGCTGGTGGCTCCGCCAACGTAGCGGCGTCGGACGTTGGCGGTGTCGGCGTCGAAGCCGACCTCGAGGAGTAGTTCTTCGTTGTTGCCGTCGAAGGTGGACACCAGGAGTTGCACGAAGTTGTTGGAGTCGTTGTCGTTGCCTTCGAGGTGAGAGAAGCGGATGCCGGCGATCTCGATGCGGTGGTCTCCGCCGACGGCGGCGTACTGCTCCATGTCGTAGGCATTGAGGCGAGCGAAATCACCGTTGCCGAGGGTGCCGGGTGTCGTGATCATCGACCAGCCCGGGACGGACCCCCCGGCGATGCCCTGCGCCGGCTGCGGGATTTCTCCCTCTTGCCATTGAAAGCGGGTTCCGCTGGTGTCGCCTTCGTCCCAGGTTGGTGACGTGCGGGTGTCGATGACGAGGTAGGGGACTTCGCGCTCGGCAAGGTGGGTTGGGCCTTCGCCGTTGGCTGCGACGTCCCAGTAGTCGCCGGCGTCGGTGATCTCATCCTCGCCTGTGGTGGACCGTCCGGGGTTGAGGATCCGGGCTCCGCCGATCTGTTCACCGGTCTCGCCGTCGTAGACGAGGATGTCGCTGTCGGGTTCGAAGTCTCGGGCGTCGACTTCTCGGGCGAGCTGGAAGTTGACGGCCCCGAACCCTCCTGGGGCGACCGCCCTGCAGGTGAGGGTTTCGATGTCGACGTGGGGGGTGAGGACCTGAGCTCCTCGATGCGGCTCGTCGAGGATGATCTCGTAGTCGGTCATGTCGTCGCTGGCCGGTCGTAGGCGTAGGGCGGGAAGTATTTCCAGGTGACGACGGTGGTGGTGCTCTTGAGATCGTCGACCCTGCCGGCGGCGTCGTTGTTGGCGGTGGCGAAGACGGTGATGACGTTGTCGGCGCCAGGGACGACGAAGGGGACTCCTCCGGAGAGGCTGGCGGCGGCGAAGTCGGGGGTGTTGCCGGAGGCGCCGGAGACGCTGGACTGTCCGGATCCGTAGCGGCGGCGGGTGACGCCGTCGACGTGGGCGGTCCTCGAGGTGTAGCCGAGCGGGAGCTCGATGCTGCCGTGGTGGGTGCGGACGTCGGGACGGCCGGCTGGGACGAGGACGACGGCGTCCAGGTCGACGACGGTGGCGAGGCTGCTGTAGACGCCGACGTTGAAGAGGGCGCTCGCTGCGGCGTTGTTGAGGCCGTAGGCGGTGTCGCGGAGGGGTGCTCCGCCCGGCATGGCTACGACGCCGAGGTCGGTCCAGTCGTGGCCGGTGTTGGCGACGGAGACGACCTTGGAGGCCGCGGCTTCCTCGCGGGTGAAGGCGACGCCGTCGACGGGTGGCCGGTTGAAGAAGAGGAGCTCGGTGCCGGCGTCGATGCCGGCGGTGCGGACGTAGGCGCGGTAGTTGCCGGGTTTGATGTTGGCCCAGGGGATGACGACGTTGGCGGTTGGGACGATGAACCCGGAGCCGGTGAGGCGACGCTTGTTGCCGGAGACGTTGGTAGCTTCGGCAGAGTCGGCGATGGTCCAGCCTCCGCCGTCGGCCTTCTTGGTGGGGCTGGTGAGGGACTGGTAGTGGGGGGCGGTGAAGGTGGTTCCGTCGAGGCTGCTGTAGCTGGCGTAGGCGGTCTTGAAGATGCCGGCGATCTGGGGGATGGACAGGTAGAGGGGTGCAGCTGCGTCGCCCTTGACGGTGGGCATCACGAACTGGAGCTTGTTGGTGCCGGTGGTGGGGTCGTTGGTGACGGTGGCGGTGTTGGTTTCGGGGGCGCCGATTGCGTATCGTTCCGCAGGCAGTGAGAGCTGGATCTTGCGATAGGCCTTGGCGGCGATCTGCTCGTCGATCTCGTCCATGCCCATCTGCAGGACGCGGAAGTAGGTGGCGTGGGTGGCGCCGATGGCCTGGTGCTTGAGCCACCAGCCTTCTCGCTGGTTGAGGAGGCGGGCGAGGTTCTGCATGGTGGCGGCGGCGAGGTCTTGGGTGGTGGTGATGAGCTCGGTGCTGAGCTTGATGGTGCGTTCCTTGCCGAGGGGCATCGGGGATGACCACGCTTCGACGGCGAGGGGGTTCTCGTTGTTGAAGTCGAAGAGGACCGAGGGTGTGCCGAAGGGGTCTCGGACGGCTTGGAGGATGTCGCCGGCCATCTAGTTACGTCCGATCCGGGCGCGGAGGTGGGCGCTACCTGGCGACCTGGTGTTGCCGTTGACGGCGCCGGCGAAGCCTTCGACGAGAGCACGGATGGTGGCGGGTCCGAGCTCGACCTTGCCGGCGCCGGCGATGCTGGTCATGACGGGAGGACCGTCAGTCGGTCCTCCGTTGGCGAGGCGTCGGGGTCGGTTGTGGAGGCTCTTGCGGAAGGCGGCGACGTTGCGGTGGCCTCCCATGGCGATGACGTCGGCGGCGGTGAGCATGTGCTCGTTGTTGGATGCGGCGATGAGGATGCGGTCGTCCTTGGGTCCACCTGGTCCTCGGATCGGACCGCCTTCGGCCTTGTTGGCTCCGAAGACGCCTGCGTTGATCGGGACGCTCGTGCCACGAACAGAGCGAATCGCTCGCTTGAGCGCCTTGATCCGGGCGATGGCGTTGGCGGTCTCGACGGTGATCTCGGGGTTGGCGGTGTCGTTGTCGAGGTCCTTCAGCCACTTCATGACCTTCTTGATGTCCGAGGTGGCGAAGTCCATCGCCTTCATGATGGTCTTCACCTCCTTCGGGGTGAGACCGTATTGGCCAGCAAGATCGATGACCTGCTGCTTAGAGCGGATGGCGCCGGGTGTGGTGATCTGGGTGACGACATTGCTGGGCAGGTTGACGAGCTGATCGCGGTACTTCCGCAGGTTTGACTGTCCGAGAGCGATCTGGTTGGCAGTGAGGTTGACCTTGTTGCCGAAGTTCCGGACTCCGGCGCCGGCGCCTTCGGCTCCGCCGGCGATGTTCTTGAGGGCGTTGGCGAGAGCCGCGGCTTCGAAGTAGGCGTTCTCGGTGGAGAGGTTGAACGTGAGGAGGTCTTCGAGGCCTGCTGCTTTGGCCTTGAGGCCGCTGGTTTCGCCAGCGACTTGCTTGAGGACTTGCTGGGTGTATTTGCCCTTCTCTCCGTACATGTAGATGTCGTTGGCCAGCTTGGAGAGGTCGATGTCGAAGAGCTTCGCGTTCTTACCGACAGCGCTGTTCTGGAGGTCCTTGAGGATGGCGGCGGCGTTCTTGGCTGGGGGGCCGAAGTCGCGAAAGGAGTCCTTTGCCTGGCTGAACTGGTCGGCGATGTGATCGATGGCGAATACTCCGCCGGCCAGGGCACCGAACTTGCCGAAGGACTTAGCAAGGCCGGTGACCTTGGGGGAAGCTTTGCCTGCTCTGTCGCCGGCGGTAGCGGCCCCAGCGCCGAAGGCGAGGAGCTGGCCGCTGAGACCTCCCCCTCGGCCGCCGCCACTCATCCGGCGGGACAGGACGGTCAGCCCACCTGCGAGGAGGACGGCCTTCTGGGCGCTGCCGGGGAGACTGTTGAAGGCGTCGGTGATACCTCGGACGAGCGGCGCCACGGTCTTGAGGGCGTCGGTGGTGGCGTTGAATCCGGCTCCAAGGAGGGGCAGGAGATCGGCGGCGATCGGCTTGGCGGCGTTGTAGAAGTCCCGTGCAGCAGGGATGCCTTCACCGGTGAGCCAGCCAGAGAATCGTTGGGCTGCGGGAACGGCTCGCTTGGCGAAGGCATTGGAGAAGGCGTCGACGGCAGGCAGGAGCGCGGTGCCGATGATCTCCTGGGCTTGCTGCCACGCGACCCGGGCCTTGTCGCCGGCGGTGGCTTGGGCCGCGGCCGATCCCTTCACCTGGGATTCGACCTCTTTGAGGATGATCTTCTGGGCGCCGAGCAGGTCATTCTGCTCGACCATCTGCTTGATCTGCTTCTTCTGCGACTCCGAGAACGTGACACCAGCACGGCCGAGCGCCGTGATCCCCTTCACCGGATCCTGCAGGGCCTTGCCGAGCTGCTTGCTGGTGGTGGTGATGGACCCGAATCCGGAAGCGGACAGGTCAACTGCTGCCTTCGTCGCCCGGTCGAAGATCTTCGAGCCCTGGCCGGCCTCGTTCCGGACCTTCTTGAAGGTCAGCAGCAGATTCGATCCGGACTGGATCGCCTCGTCGTCTTTGCCGGTCTTGAGGGAAATGGCGTTGGCGAGGTCGGCGACATGCTTGGCAGTGACGTTGGCTGCTCCGCCGGTGGTCTTGATGACGTTGGTGGTGAGCTTGCCGACCTTCTGGGCCTCGCGAGCTTCGGCGTTGGCATCTCGGAGGAAGTTGGTGGCGGTGCGAATCGCGGTATAGCCAGCGAAGGTCTTGAGGAGTCCAACGCCAGCTCGCTGCAGAAGGTTGGTGCTCTTGGCGGTGTCGCGGACTCGCCGCCCGAACTTGTCGAAGACCGGGGAGGCCTTATCGCGGGCCAGGAGGTCGAACGCGACGGTGGTGGTCTTCGCCACTAGCTGCCTCCTGCGTCTGGGTTGGTCACGTCATCGATGTGTTCGATGAAGCGGTCGAATTGCTCGAGGGTGAGCCGATCAACTTCCCAAGGGGGCATGCTGTAGATGTCGGCGAAGAGAGGCTCGTAGTGTTCTAAGCGCCTGGTGTGTTGCTCGTTGGCTGCTTCTCGACGGGCGTCTCGTCGTTGGGCCCAGGCCTTCCAGCTTTTGGGTCGTTGACACCATCCGGCTCCGGGTCCACCGCTTCCGGGTCGGTCCTGTCGATCGGTGGTTCGGCCGCGATCTGGCCGAGACCGATGTAGGCGGAGAGGAGGTCATCGAGGTCCTCGAGCTCAAGGTTGGGTTCCTTTCGACGTCGGACGAGCCAGAGCATGAAGACGCGAGCGGTCTCGAAGCCTTCGGCAACGTCTTCGAAGAACTCGTCGCGAGGCTTACGGAAGTACTGCTCGATGAGTCGAACTTCGCCGACCGTCCAGGTGCCAGGTTCGAATTGCCAGACCTGCGCGTCTTGGCCCGGGGGGTCGTAGGTGATGACGATCTTGGTGCCGGCTGCTCCGGCGTCGTCGGGAGTGTCGGGAGTGGGAGTGGTCACGATTGGGCTCTCCTGTGAATCTTGTCGGCGAACTCTTCGACGACAGCAAGGACTGCTCGGGTCACTTCGGGTTCGGCATCCTCGACCGGGCGAGTGAAAAAGCCAGGACGCACGGCCTGGGAGTGCCAGCTGTTCCGGTTGCCGAACAGGGGTTTGCGGACCAGGCCGGCGTCGATGCCTGCGATGTCGTGGCCGTTCCAGCGGCCTTCTACCCGGACGCCGGCTGTGCTCCCGAAAGTCCGGGTTCGGACGCCGAACCGTGCTCGAGCGATGTTGCCGGCGAGGCCACCTCGGCTCGGTAGTGTGCCGGTGGCCTCCTGCCGGATGTCAGCGATGGTCGGCTTGACTGGCTTGCGAAGGCCTGCGAGGAGGTCCTTGCGCAACTCGGGTGTGGTCTGTGCGATGGCGGCCGAGACGCGTGCCAGCTTTTCGGCGCCACGCACTGTGATGGAGACCATCAGCGCCTCCTTCTGGTGGCGTCACAAGAGGTAAGGTCCGTTCATGCGCAAGTCAGTGACGACACCTGGTGGCCTCGCGAAATGGGCGGGGTACATCCTCGGGGCCGGACTGGTCGTGGGTTTCGCCATGACAGTGATGCCGCCGCCATGGTCTGAACGCGGCCTGTACGTCTGGTACGCAGCGGTCGGCATCGCAGCTCTCGTCTTACTGGCTGCAGCGGCGGCGAAGGTCGTTCAGATCGGCGTGCGGTCAGCCAGCAACGACCGGGGCTGACGCCCACCTCCTACAGGGTCGTGTCGCTGGAGATGTAGACGATCGACGGCTGAGTCGCGCCGTCGTAGGAGGCCTCGAAGTCGAAGCTGCCGCTGATGACGTCGGGCCCTTCGAGCTCCGGGGTCTCGCCGGTGAAGAAGCACTGCGGCAGCGTGATCCGGAAGGTCTCGAAAGCTGCGCCCAGGGCGGGACCGATGAACTCCCAGACGAGCGCGAACCCGGTGCCGCCGTGGTAGCGGTCGGCGAGGACGGTCTTGTCGAGGAAGTCGGCGTCGAGGGTGCCGGAGATCTCCTGCCAGTCGTTGAGGACGGGCTCGGCCTTTCGGCCGCCGGATCCGACGTAGTTGCGGTCGGTCTTGGAGTTGCGGTTGATGTTCACTTTGACGCCGGTGATGCCGGAGACGCTGGCGGCTGCGCCGACGGTCGCGCCGATCTTGACGGCGGACTGCACCCAGTTGAAGGGGGCGAGGCCGACCGGGTAGCTCGCTGCGACGAGGCTCTCGGACTCGACGACCTCTCGGCTGTCGAGGTTCCACTCGGCAGTGAGGAGCTCGCCGATAGCACACGAGAACTCGGCCGACATCACCTTGCAGCCGAGGAAGGAGTACGGGCGCACGGTGCCGGCGCTCAGGTCGGGCAGACCCTCCTGCACCGTCAGGCTCTTGCCGAACGGGTCGGCGAACGTGTGGGTCTGGGTGTAGCCCGGACCGGCGCCGATGATGACCGGGGTGACGCTCGTGCCCATCAGGGCTTGCAGGAGCGGGCCCATGCCCTTGTTGGCGACCTCGGCGGAGAACGTGCCGGAGGCGCCGTAGGCGGTCTTGACTCGCCTCGAGCCGAGCTTCTGCATGCGGCCGGCTGCGACATCACCCCCGACGATGTAGGAACTCTCGTCCTTCATGTTGGCGTGACCCTCGATGAACTTGTTGGGGGCCACGTAGGTGCCGTAGGTCGACTCGGCTGCGAAACCGACCTGTCCACCGAGGCCTGAGCGAATCGCCATGTCTAGTTCTCCTGGGTCTGGTCGCCGAACTGCTCGGCGAGCTGGTCACGGGTGAGGTCGTTGATGACCTCGGGGTCGGCGCCTCGGCTCTTGGCGTACTCGAGCCAGTCGCCCTTGCTGGCGTTCTTGGCAGGCGGGTCGTCGGAGCTCTTCGGCTTGGTCGATGCCGGGGATGGCTCGACGACGTCGTAGAGGTCGGTGGACCAGTCGTGGTGCCAGAAGTCTTCGTCGCTGATCTCGAAGGTGGCGCCGGCCTCGACGAGGCCTCCGGCGAGCGGGATGTTGCGATCGTCGTCGGCGATGCTCTTGATCTTTGCGGTCATGTCGTGATGCTCCTGTCAGATGCGGGCGCGGTAGTCGACGGTGAAGAGGGCGAGGACCTCGTTGCCGTCCTCGGTGAGCTGCTGGTGGAGGGTGATGCGTTCGCCGAAGTTGGTGTCGATGAGCGTGCCGACGCTGAGGGTGAGATCGGCTCGCAGAGCGGTCTCGAGCTCGGACAGGAGCTCGGCGACTCGCTGTCGGCGCTTGATGGTGGTGGAGTCACCGGACCATGCGGCGACTGCACAGGTGATGGTGCCTTCTTCGTTCTTGGCGCGGTTGCCGAGCTCGGCCCATGTCTGGCTGGACTCGACGGCCTGGGCGTTGTCGTCTGTGGGGTCGTAGCCGACCCAGACGGCGGCGTACTCGGCCTCCTCGACGGCGTTGGGGCCGTCGTAGACCGGCACGTCGAGCGCGTTGTTCCAGAGGTCGACGAGCGCTTCGATGACTGCGTGCTGGGCGGTGTCGCTCACGCGAAGCCGCCGTACTGCTCAAAGCCGGTGAACCAGGCAGCCGCGCGGTACGGGATGAGGAAGGCGTTCGTGTCAGGGACTTCACCGGGCTTGCCGCGTTGGCTCTTCCAGGCCTCGATGAGGATCTCCGCGGCGCCCCGTTTGATGGCGCCGGGGATCGGATTCATGCCGACCTGGAGCGTGAGCGTCCAGGGCAGCTTGGGGAGGCGGCCGCGGTTCGTGCGGCGGAGGACCCCGCCGACGCCGACGGCCATGCCGGTGACGTCGATGACGGCACCTCCGTCGTCGTAGGCGCCGGAGGTGAGGGAGATGACGTTCTGACCCGGGAGAGCGACTTCGTAGCCGCTCTCCCGGATCTGGACCGTGATCTCACGCGGGACGATCCAGCCGACTCGTGCTTCCACGACACTGGTCACGGCGTCGACGTACTCCTGGACGAGGTCATCCCGTTCGGAGTTGTCGTCCTGGAGGCGAAGGGCTGTCTTCGCCTCGTCGAGCGTGAGCAGGTCGGCCACGAGGGTCAGCCCTGGTGCAGCGAGTCGACGACCTTCTCGGCCTTCTTCCCGGCGCTCTCGGCCACCTTGTCGTGCTCGGCCTTGAGCTTGTCGATCACCGCGTCGGAGGTGTCCTCGTCGGCGGTGCCGCCGAGTCCGAGCTCGGCGCGCTTCTCGGCGTCGACGGCTGCGACCGCCTGTTGCGCGAACTGCTCCTTGGTGGCCGCAACGGCGGCGTCCTTGTCGCCGATGATCTCCGGGTTGTGCTGGTTCGGGGATCCATCGGCGTTGAGGGAGAGCATGCCCACGCGGTCGTGGTCGCCCTCGTTGGCGAGCGGGTTGACGGGCTTGCTCTCGTCGGTCTTCTTGGCGTCAGCCATGATTTCTCCTTCATTGGTGCACGGTGGCGGGTTGATCTGGTCGTGCGGAGGCGGCCGGCCCACTCAACGAGCAGGCCGGCCGCAGACGCTCACGCCTGGGTGAGGGCCTTGTAGGCGCTGTTGTCCTGGACGAGGCCGTCGGCGCGGTCGAAGCCGATGAAGCCGACCTGACCGAACTCGGCGTACCGCTCGTCGAGCCGGATCAGCTCGAACGCGCGCACCAGCCGGATCACGTACCCGGCCTCGAAGTCGCCGTACAGGACGGACTTCACGCCGGTCGCGGGGACCGCCATATCCTGGTTGACGACGTAGGGCGAGCCCGCGAGCAGGTTGGGCATGTCGGCCGACGTCGAGACCTGGAACAGGTACTCGCCGGTGCCGGCCGCCTTCAGCTTGCGGATACCCTTGAGCGCCGTGTCCGAGAGCATGAAGCGGGCGCGCTCGTTGCGGTAGGCCGGGTCGATCGAGTGCTGCAGGTCGATCAGCTCGTCCGCGGTGACCGCGGCGACGGCGGCCGCCGTCACTCCGGAGACCGCGCCGGTGACGATGCCCTGGGGCTGCGCCGTGCCGGTGCCGGTCGTGAAGTGCTGGTTGTGGATGCGGCCGAGACGCTCAGCGAACTTCCGCTGCACGAAGCTCTCGGCGTCCATCCAGGCGACGTCCTGCAGGAACTCGATGGAGACCCGCACCAGCTTCGACGTGTACTTGTACGCGCCGAGCTGGGCCGTGCCGAACACGAAGTCCTGCTCGGTGGTTGCCGTGTTCTCCGCGAGGAGGGCACCCACGTTGCCGGTGTCGTCCGACGTCGGCCAGGGCAGGGCGTTGCCGGTCTCGGTGTTGAGGACCGTGGCGACCTGCTGGACGGCTCCGTAGGCCTTCATCTTCTCGACGAGGGTCTCCCGGAAGCCCTGCGGCACGAGGTAGCCACCGGCGGTGGTGACACCGACTCCCGCAGCCGCCCGGATCTCCTTGGCGTCCTGCTTGACGAAGCCGGTCCGCAGCGCCTGGCGCTGCTCGCTGTCCAGGTCGAGCATGCCGTTCTGGACGAAGATCTGGAAGGCCTCGTTGTAGCTGGCCTGCTCGTCCGGTTCGGTGGGCTCGCCCTCCGGCGGCACGATGCCGCGACGGTCGACGGAGTCGTCGATCGCCTTCTCGCGTGCCTCGTGGTTCTCGGCTCGGGTGATGTCACCGTCGAGCGTGTCGAACTGCGTCTCGAGCGCGTCGTACTTGGTGCGCCCGTCGACGTCGAGACCCTTGTCGCCGGCGGCGTCCATGGTCTCTTTCATCTGTTCCCAGATGTTGGCCCGCTGCTCGCGGAGCTGCTGGGTGGTTGGCATGCGCTTGTCCTCTCGTGAGCATGCGGAGACTCCGGCAGGCGATTCCTGCCGAAGCGTTCTTGGGTGCGCCTAGCGGCGCGTGGGAGCCTTCCGGGCGTTCATCCGGTGGCGGCGCTCGTCGGCCGCGCGTACTGCATCCGGATCCTCGACCCGAGCCGTGGTGGGAGCGGGGGCGTTGTCTCGACCCTGGAACTTGAAGACCGACAGGTCGAATGGGTCGTCATCGTCGTCCTTCTCGATTGGGACGACGTCGCCGTCGTCCTCGTCCAGGGCTCCTGCACGGTCGGCGAGGCCGGCGTCGACGGCTTCGTCGGCGGAGTACCAGGTCTCGGCGAGCATGGCGGCACGCCAGCCGGCGACGTCGGTGTCGGACTTCGACGCGTAGATCGACGCGATGTTGTCGGAGAGGTGGGCGAGGAGGTCGGACATCGAGGTCATGTCGGCGGCGTTTCCGATGCAGATGCCCCAGGCGTCGTGGATCATCAGCTGGCTGTTCTCCGCCATGACGGTCTCGTCGCAGCCGACCGCGATGAACGACGCAGCCGAAGCAGCGAGTCCGTCGACGATGCCGGTCACCGACGCCTTGTGGCTGCGGAGGAGGTTCAAGATGGCGACCGCCTCGAACACCTCACCACCGGGTGAGTTGATGTGGAGGTGGATGTTGGCGACGTCATCGCCGAGGGTGTCAAGGGTGTCGGCGACTTCCTTGGCCGAGACTCCCCAGTAGCCGCCCCACGAGTCGATGACGTCGTAGAGGCGGATGACCGCGGTGTCACCGTCGACGACGGGGGTGATCTCCGCGCGGGGCGCCTTGCCCTCGCCGGCCTCGGGCAGGCGGTTGCGGAAGCGGTAGGTCTGCTCAGGTGACGGCATTGGCTGGCTCCTCTTCGGGCTCTGGCTCAGACTCAGGAATGGCAGGCGGGTCGGCGTCGGGGTCGCTGTCGGCTTCGCCGAGGATCCCCAGGTTCAGTGGCCGGTAGCGGACGTCGCCGCCGTCGACCGGTGGACGATCCTCGAGCTTGAGAATGTCGTTGGTGGAGTAGGCGCCGAGGTTGAACATCGCGGTGTAGAACGCGGCCCGGGACTTCGAGTCGCCTCGGAGCAGACCCTCGACGCTGTACTGGGCGTAGTGGTCTTCGTAGTCCTTGGCCAGCAGCTGGGTGAGTCGCTGCTCGACCCGGACGAGGGAGCGGCGAAGGTCGTACACGACCCAGCCGAGGGCCTGCTGCTCCAGGCCGGTCCCCCAGCTGGAGCTCTTCTCGGTCTCGTACATCAGGAACGGTGGGATCCCGTACCAGCGGCACACCTCGCTGATCTGGAAGTGGCGGGTCTCGAGGAACTGTGCATCCTCCGGCGGGATGGTCAGCTGGGTGAACTTGGCGCCGCGGTCGAGGACGATCGTCTTGTGCGCCGACTTGAGCCCCGACTGCTTCGCCTCCCACCGCTTGTGCAGTGCGTCGGCCTGCTCGGGCGTGAGTCGCTGCTCGGTCTGCAGGATCCCGGTGGCGAGTGAGCCGTTGCCGAACAGGGTGCCGCCGAACTCCTCCGCCGCGAGGCCGAGGCCGATGCTGTTGCGGGCCAATCGGATCGGTGAGACACCGCAAATGCCGTCGTAACCGAAGCCGGGGATGTGCAGGATCGTGGTGTCGTCGTGGACCTCGGAGTCGCCGTCGATGGCGTAGATCTTCTTCCCGGTCTCCGAGGTACGGCCGACCTTGACGCGGCCGGGATGGATCGGCCAGAATTCCCGCATGGCGTTGGCCGGCCGGCCGCGGAGGATCCGCAGGTACGCGTTGCCCCACAGGTCGATGTGGGAGTAGACGGTCTCCCAGAACTCGAACGGCGTCATGTCGGGGTGTGGCGACTCGATCATCCGCGACGGGGCGGCGTCGGCCGGCATCCGCTTGCCGGCGACGTCGACGAACGCGTGGAGCGGCAGCGACGCGGAGACGCCGGCCTTGAAGGTGACGGCACGGAACACCGCGGCCATGGACAATGCCCGGGTCTCGCTGACGCGGATCCCGGACCCGGACTTGCGGTCACCGAACAGCTCGACGAAGTTCTCCGACGTCAGCGGGACGTTGGGATCCTCGAGGGAGTTGCGGAACACGCCGGCCAGGAGGGTCACGTCGTGGGCCTACCTGGTCGGGCGGCGAGAGCGTTGGCGACGTACACGGTGATGGTGCCGGCGAGGAGGGCGAAGACACCAGCGGCGAGGAGGGCGAGCGCGGTGGACACCTGGGCGGCCGCGGCGACGGTGGTGCCGGCGCCGCAGACGATGACGAAGATGCCGACGATCTCGGCGATGGTCTTGCTCACGGGGGTCTCCTCAGTAGATGTGGAAGCCGGAGGCGTTGGTTGCTTGCCAGAGGGCGAGGGTGGCGGCCTCGAGCATGGTGATGTCGCCGTTCTTCCGGGCCCACGCGAAACGGTCACCGACGATCCGGGTGGTGGCGACCTTCACTGCCTGGTTCAGCTCGGCGTGATCGCCGTGCTCGACCTCGTTGGTGGTGACCCGGTCGAACAGATCGGCACAAGCATCGAGGTAGTCCTCGGTGCTTGTGACCTCGAAGTCGACGCCGGCAAGCTCGAGCTTCTCGATCAACGTGGCGGCTGGGCCCTTGCCGTCCAGGACGACCGGGATGTGACGTTCGTCCTGGATCCGTTTCGCCTCGGCGATCAACCACCCGGTCCCCCGCCGGCGATCGACCGCGCCGATGCGCGGCTTGTCGCCGTCGGCGGTGGCGGCTGCGATCGACGACCATGCTCGGTCGATGGAGACGGCGATGCCGATGGCCTCCGGATCCGGGTCCGGGGTCGTCACCTTCCGCGTCTCCCACAAACCGATCGGACCGAACAGGCCGGTGCTGTTGCCCTCGGAATCTCCCCACCAGCCGAGCCGCTCTCGTGCGTACCCTTCCGGGCTGAGGAGATCGTGCTCGAGCTCGATGACTTGACGGTGCAGCCGGTAGCCGAGACCGGGGTTGGTGGCGGCGAGAAGCTCCTCGTCGTCGATGTCCGGGAGAGGACCGTCGGGGACGCCGTAGTCAGTCCACGACAGCGGCGGATGATTCTCGTTCTCGTGCATCTTCCGGATGCGGACGAACACCTCACCGGACTCACCCTTCTCAGGGTTGGGTGCGGTGCCGGTGACGATCATCTGCGGCAGCTTCTCGGCCGCCGAGATGGTGGACAGCTGAGCCTCCAGCTGCTCCTCGGTGAGGTGCTGCGCCTCGTCCAGGACGAGGACGTCGATGGTGAAGCCACGACCAGATCCGGAAGACCGGGCCACGAACTCGATCGACGCACCGTTGGCCAGGACGATGGCCTCTTGGCCGTTCGTGTTCCGGATCTCCACGACCAACGCGTTGAGCTCCGGGAACCGTGCGTCCGGGTCGTTGACCTCGTTGCCGAAGAACCACTTAAGCCGCTTGAAGGCCTTGCGGCTGGTCTTCACCTCATGAGCGGAGTGCAGGAACTTCTCACCCAAGACGACCATGCCGAACAGCTCACGGATCTCGATGATCCCGTTCTTGCCGTTCTGCCGGCCACAAACCAGACCGCACAACGTCGACGCGTAGCCACCGTCAACCTTCCGACCCAGCCAGTCGTCGACGACGTCGGCCTGCCACGGATCCGGCGTCAGCCCATACCCCGACGAAAGGAAGGCGGCATCCGGGCCATCGGTGTGATCAGCCGGCGGAGCGACCCTCACCCTCGGCGGCCGCACGTTCAGCACGCCGACGCTCGAGCTCACTCAACACCGTCGATTCGGGAGTGCCACCATCGTCGTCGCCGTCCTCATCCTTGGGGGGCTCGACCAGACCAGCACGCACCTGGAGCTTGAACTTCCGCTCCTCAATCCGCATGACCCGATCGATCGAGGCGATGTCACCGGTCGACGCCTTCGGCCACAACCCCTTGAGCATCACGTCCAGGCGAGCGATCTCCGACAAGTCAGTCGGATCCGCGCCCTCGGCCGACGGCGTCTCCACCCTGGAGTCGAGCGCCGACTTCACCAGCTTGTGGGCGTTCGCCTTCGAGCACCCCAGCTCCTTCGCGATGTCGGCGTAGCTGACGTCGTCGAGGTGCAGCTCCAGCGCCCGCTTCCGCCGCGCCTCCAGCTCCACGTCTACCGCGGCCATTCGTCCACCTCCGGGGGGGTATTTTGCGCTTAGGCGGGGTGGGGACGGTGTCGGGGTTGAAGTTTTGACCCGCCCTCCCTTGGGACGTTTGCGCAGGTCAGAGGCTCATAGTCAGGCGGGAGCGTTGTTCGAGGAGTCTGTCGATGCGGACGTTGAGGATGAAGCGTTGTGTGCCTGGTTCGAGGGTGTGCTTGACCTTGACCAGGGCAGTCAGGTTGCGGTCGATGGTCTCGAGATCGAGCTCGTGCTTGAGTTCGTTGGTCAGAGGATCCATCATCGTGGTCCTTGGTCAGGCGTTGGCTCGGGCTAGCCAGCGGAGGATGGTGCCGCGTGTGCCTGGTGCTCGACGCTTGGCTCGGGCGAGCAGGACATCGAGGTCGGGTGTGAGGACGATGACTTGGTCGGCTCGGATGTGGGCGGCGAGTCGAGCTCGGTCCTGAGCTGATGGGAGTGAGCGGATGATCCACGCTCGGGTGTCGGTGGAGCTGGCAACTTGGTCGATGCCGTTGAGCATGGCTTGCTCAGCGATGTCGCGGTACTGCTGAGAATGCTTCCATTTTGCGGGTGAGCCGGCTGCTCGGGCGATGTCGTCGGCGTCGAGGATGAGATCGTCTGGTTCCGCATGCTCTTGGACGTAGGTGGTCTTGCCGGCGCAGGGTGGCCCGCAGACGAGCACGACGTGTCGACTCATAGGATCCAACGTTCTGGTGTGCGTCGTGTCTTGTTGCCTCGGGTTGCGCCTTCGCTTCGGTTGCACCGGGTGTGTTCGGGCCCGTTGTATCTGGTGCCGTCAGGGGTGTGGCCGAGGTCCCATGGTGTGCCGGGTGGGATGGCTCGATTGGGTTCGAGACAGAGGGTGGCGTGGCATACGCCTTCGCCTCTGTTGATGATGCGTTGCCATTTGGCTCGGGCGAGGCGGTGGTAGTGGCCGTAGGTCTTGGTGGTGCGACGTGTGGTGGGCATCATCACCACCTCCAGAGGCTGGACATGGAACGACCCCAGCCCTGTTTTGGGGTGGGGTCGTCGTCCTGTTGGACTCCACAGTAGAGCACGATCGGCGTTTCAGGCAGTAGCTGTCTTGGCCTTCGTGTCGTGGTCGTCCTCGGCGAGGAGGTCAAGGATGTCGCCGATGCGGTAGAGGGGGCGGTCCTTGCCGCCTTGGGGGATGGTGCCGTGCTGGGTGATGCGGCCTCGGTCAGCCCAGGTGCCGATGCGTTTGACGAGACGGTTCTCGCCGCGTTGGTAGTCGGACCAGACGACGATGGCTCGGGCTGCTTCGGTGGCGGTGGCCAGCTTCTCCTTGGCTTGGGTGAGGAGGGTGGCTTGGCGGGTGGCGATGTCGTGGGTGCCGCCACAGAGTGGACAGGTGATGGTGCCGGTCTCGGTGTCGGCGTAGAGCTCGCGTGGGCATTCGCCGATGGTGAAGGTGTCGTTGTCGTGGAAGGTGGTGGTGAGCTTGCCGCAGCGGCCGGCGTACCACTTTCGTTCGGGGCGGTCGACGATCTTGCTGATGGTCTTGGTGTGGTCGTTGAGGGCTGTGAGGAGTTGGCCTGCGTCGGGGAGGTTGCGGGCGTGGAAGCGGTGGAGGGTGTGTGCGATCCAGGTGGCGGCGTGCATGGGTTCGGTGATACGGACGGGTTGGCCGGTGTGGTCGGCGATGCGTTCTTGCCAGCGGATGAGGGTGGTGGTGATGTGGCGGAAGGCGGTGCCGGCTCGAGGGTTGAAGGGGATGGGGGCTTCGTCGCTGGGTGTGGTGGTGCCGGTGGTGGTTCGACCTTGTCGGGTGAGGGTGGTGACGAGGTCGTCGATCCAGCTGGGGAAGTCGTCTGCGAGCTTGAGGAGTTGGCCTTGGTGGTCGTGGCAGAGGGTGGTGGTGGTGGGTTTGCCGCAGCTGGTGGCTTCGCACTGATGGGTCACGTCTTCGCCTCCTGCTTCCTGCGTTTGGCGATCTCGCGCTGTACGTACCAGGCAGCCTTCTCGAGGTCCTCGATCGCGTTGCCCTTGAGGTCGGCTCGCCAGATGTACTTCACGGCGTTGCCAAGGTAGTGCTCTTCGACGACGGTGAGGTACTGGTCGGGGTGTCCCCACATGGGGCCCATGATGTTGCCGATGGAGCCGCGGGCGTCGCCGACGTAGTTGAGCCATCCGATGGCGGGTGGGATGTCAGGGGCGTCGGTCATGACTTGTCCTGGGTGAGGTAGGTGGTGCCGGGTCGGAGCTGGAGGTAGCTCCAGCTGGTGTCTCGGTCGTCGAGGCCGCGTCGTGCTTCCATCTCGCCGGTGAAGACCTCGAGGTCCTCGATCTGAGGGCCGTGGTGGTCCGGGTGGATCTGGATGAGGAGATGGACGGGGCGGCTCTTGCTCGGGCTCTTCACCGTGCTCGAGGTGTCGGTGTCAGAAGGGGGCGTCTTGGCCATGGTGGTTCTCCTGGTGGGTGGGTGGTCGGATCCTGCTGGGAGTGCAGAGCGGGGGTGGGGGTGGCGTTGTGCCGCATCGGTGCTCGGCGAGGATGTCGGCTTGTCCGGTGCCGGCGGGGTGGGCGGCGATGGTCCACTGGTTGCGGTGGTCCAGGGTGAGCTGGTTGGCGGTGCGGGTGAGGGCGTAGGTGGATCTGCCTTCGATGTGGGCGATGGCTTCGCCGAGCGGGGATAGTGGGGTGGTGTCGGTGATGGCGGGGCCGGCGCATCTGGGGTCGTCGAGGCCGGCGAGGGTGAGGGCGTTGCAGTCGTGGCAGGTGCGGGTTCGGGCTGTGCGGTTGATGCCGTCGATGTTCCATCTGCCGGTGGCGATGAGGTGGGCGCGTAGCCAGGGCGCGATCGCGGTCGTCATCGTTGAGTTCCGGGATGATGACGCGAGTGACGCGTGGTCTGGTTAGTCGTGTTCACGCGGGCGTGTTGGTGATGGAACCTAGGAAGTCGCGTCACACGCGTCATGGACTGTTTGTGCGCTATGTGGGATTTACGCGTCATATGCGTCACTATCTGCAGCGATGCACACCGCCACGCGTCACAATGTCGCATGACGCGTGATGACGCGAGCCGCGTCATTGTTCGGCTTTTCATGGAGATCCCGGGAGGAAGTCGCGGGCGCTGGGGCTGTCGTCGGGTGGTTCCCATGACGCGTGGCCGTCGTTGTCGAGCTCGGGCTTGAGACGGATCCCGGACAGCATTCGGGCGTGCATGGTGCGTTCGCTCTGCACGTCGAAGCGGGAGCGGAGCTGCAGGGTGAGGGTCTTCGCGGGGATTGGTGTCTCGCCTTCTTGGCGGCACCAGGTCTCGTACTCGGTGCGGAGCTTGGCGGAGGCGACGGCGTAGGTCTGGGCGCCTGGGGTGCCGAGGTCGCAGCATTCTTCGACGAAGCGGGCGACGGTGTCCTGGTCGCGGGCGTAGGCGTCGGTGGCGACGTCGACGGATGCGGGTCGTGCGAGGCCGTCGGTGAGGTAGTCGACAGCGCCGGTGATGAGCCAGTGCAGGATCTGGGGGCCTTCCTCGTCGACGAGGCGGTCTTCGAGGTGGGGGTCGCGGTCGGCTGGGGGGACGGTGTGGAGGAAGGGGAGGAGGGCGATGCGTCGCCAGAAGGCGGGGCCGCCGGCGCGGACTTCGGGTTGGTGGTTGGCGAGGAGCCAGAGGGTGTGGGTGGGGTGGAAGGAGAACCAGTCTTGGCGCATGAATCGGCCGGCGATGACGTCGCGGCCGGTGAGCTGTTTGACCTTGGCTTCGGCGAAGCGTTGGTTGTCTTCGAGCTCGCTGGTGACGACGAGGCGGGCGCCGGAGAGGCGGGCGATCTCGGTGGGGTGGCCGGCGTTCTGGGTGGCGAGGAGCATGTCGGCTGGGGCGGAGATGGCGTAGCCGGTGTCGCCGATGCCGACGAGTCGTTGGACGACGCCGAGGAGGGTGGTCTTGCCGTTGGCTCCGGACCCGAACGGGAAGGGAAGGAGCTGTTCGAGGACGGTGCCGATGAGGGAGACGCCGACGAGGCGTTGGACGTAGGTGGTGAGGGCTGGGTCGCCGGCGAAGGTGTCGGCGAGGAACTTCTCCCACCTGGGTGCTGGGCCGGGGTCGGGGGCGACGGTGGTGGATCTGGTGTGGAGGGCTGACGGGTCGGGGTCGTGGAGTTTGCCGGTGGCGAGGTTGACGATGCCGTTGGGGGTGTTGAGCTCGAAGGGTCGGGCGTCGAGCTTGGAGAGGTGGACGGTGGCGCGTTCGTCGGAGCGGGCGAGGCGGATCATGGAGGCGACGCCGCGGCTGGAGAGGGACTTGGAGCGGTGGGTGCGGTCGGGGCTGCTCTGGTGGGGCAGGTTGCGGGCGGTCTGGCGGGCGAGCTCTTGGATGTATTCGGCTTCGTCCCATTCCCAGCGGCTGGCGTTCCAGCGGAGCCATTGGCCGCGTTGGGGGCAGTAGCGGATCTTCTGGTGGTGGGTGTCGACGAGGCGGAGGGCGTTGCCGTCGTCGGTGCGGGTGTAGGTGTGGGGGTCTCCCTCGGCCACGACTGTCGGCGTTCCGCTGTTCCCTGGCGGATCGTCGGCCTTGGTCGTGTCGGTGGCCGAGGGAGACGTTTGTGGGAGCCGTGTCGGCTCGGGTGGTGGGGTGCCGTAGCCGTCCTTGGCGAGCTGCTTGGCGGCCGCGGGGATGTCACCGCCGTGGTTGAGGAGGGCGTAGGCGCCGAACTTGTCGTAGGGCCGTTCGGGTTCGAAGTCGGTGCTGGAGGAGAAGACGTAGAGGCGGTCGACGTCGTCGCGGGACTGGTTGGTGGTGGCGGAGATGCCGTCGCGGGGTTTCTTGCCGGGGCGGGTCCAGGCGTAGCCGTTGCCGAGGCGTCTGGTTTTGGTCCAGCCGGTGAGGATGTCGTCCCAGGTGGCTCGGGTGTTGAAGTCGTCGCCTGGTCGCTGGCCGGCGGTGCCGCCCGGGGTGCTCGAGGCGGTGTAGCTGGCTGGTTCGGGGGTTGGCATTTCGTCGAGCATGGTGGCGATCGCGTAGAGGGCGTCGCGTTCTTCGATGGTGATGGTGGGGATGGTGTGGGGGCCTCCGCGGAGGATGGTCCAGGCGCGGCCGGTGGGGTGGGTGCGGCCGGCGGAGGGTGCGGTGACGACGAAGCCGCCTTCGCCGCGGGTCTCGATGAGGACCTCGACGGTGGGTTTGCCGGTCTTCTCATCTGGGGGGCCGGGGCGGGAGGCGAGCTTGGTGTTGCGTCGGGCTGGGCCGTCGACGCGGTACATCCAGTGGATGCCGCCGCTCGGTGACTCTTCCGTCCAGCCTTGGTTCAGCCGATGACCGAGGTCTTTGAGGTCGTGGTCGATGAGGAGTGTGGCGAGCTGGTCGAGCAGGTGGATGGCTCGGCCTTCGACCTCGAGCATTTCGAGTTGGCCGGAGGGGGTGCCGGTGATGAGGCCGAGGCCGTCGGTGGTGCCGGGGGTTTTGAACCAGGCGACGACTTCGTCGGTGGTGGGTGGTGTGCCGTTCTCGATGTAGTGGCGCCATTTGGGTAGGCCTGGGCGTTTGGTGCCGTCGGTGTGGGTGGGGATGACGGCGAGGCCGTGGGCGGTGAGGTTGAGGGCGGCGGCGAGGAGCGTCACTCAGTCACCTCGCTCGAGGTGTTCGATGGCGGCGTCTTCGGAGGCGGTGCGCCAGTCGGGCCAGGTGCGGGCTCGGTTGGTGGCGTACTTCGTGAGGAGGGTGTCGACGATCTCTACTGGTTGGGCTCCTGCTCGCCATGCTCCGTCAAGGGCGAGGATGACGACGTCGATCCATTCGCTGATGTCGTGCGGCTCGTCGCGGATCTCGACGAGCTCTTTCTCGATGTGCTGGAGGATGCCTGCCAGCCGGGTGCCTGGTCCGAAGGTCTTCCGGGACCACTCTCGTTGAGCGGTGAGCATGGTGACGAGGTCGGTGATGGGTGGCTGGAAGTAGACGGTCATGCCGAGCATCTGGGCGATGCGCAGCTCTTCGGTGGCGCCTTTGGAGGTCTCCCAGCCGCGCATCATGTAGATGCCGTCGCAGTGGACCATGACCTCGAGGTCGTGACGGATGTAGCACTCCCAGGTGTGGCCGGTCTCGAGCATCTCGCCTGGGTATCGGCAGTGCCCGGTGTCGTCCTCGCAGGTGCCGTTGATGAGCTTGTCGACGCGGCCGCGCTCGGCGTCGTAGTCCTTGCGGAGGGCACGGATGTCGTGGCCGGCGTGGCCGAAGTAGTCGGCGAGGGCTTCGTAGATGGCTCGGGCGTCGTCTTCACCGAGACGGAGCCATGCCTTCTCGTCGGGGGCTTCGCCGGCGGTGGCCTTTTCGGAGCGTTTGACGGTGGGGAGTTCCCAGTGGAGGACGTCGCGGATGGGGCCGTCGCCACGGACGACGGCGATGCGGACTCCCATCATCATGGGGTCGAACTCGATGTGAGCTTTGCTGATCTGCGTCATGGTGTCGTCCTTGGGCCGGCTGTGACGTAGTAGGGCCAGGCGAGTGGGCAGGCTTCCCACGTCCCGTTCGGGATGTTGATGGCTGCCCAATCGTCGGCTTCCTTTCGGGTCGGGAATGGGCCGACGAGGCGAGGTAGGTCGGGCTTCTGCCATTCGATTTCGAGGATGTAGGTGTCTCGGGCGTTGTCGGTCATGGTGTCTGCTCCTCGAGGTCGGCGATGCGTTGGAGGAGGCTTTCGAGGACGGTGACGATCTCGGAGAAGGGGTAGACGCCAGGGGGGAATTCGGCGATATGAGTGAGGGCGGCTTCGATCTCGGGGTCCATGAGGTCTCCTGTGGTGGTGGTGGGTTCCGCTGGCGTGCGTCCGACGCACTGTTGTTGTTGGGGACGCACGCCAGCGGGGCGTGAGGGACGGTCAGCCGAGGCTGCCGTCGTAGCCGGGGTAGACCGTGACTGGGTCGACGCCGGCGTTGCGGAGTGCTTTGATCGCTTCCGGGGTGGGTGCGTTGGCGGGAGCCTGCTGGGGTGCCGCCGGCGGCTGCTGGGGCGGCAGGGGTGTCTGTGCGGGCTGCTGCTGGACAGGTGGCGCCTGCTGGGGTGCTGCAGGCGTTCCCTGTTGCCAGGGGTTCGACTGCTGCGGCTGTTGTGGCTGCTGCAGAGCTGTCTGGGAGGCCGGCACGTACCGGACCGCCCACTCCTTCGGCTGGTTCGCACCTACCGACGGCGCCTCCCCCAGGTGGGTGAAGGTGACGTGCAGCTCGCCGCCGACCTCGAGGCGTTCGCCGCCGACGGCCTTGACGGCGTCGCGGACGGCGTCCTTGAGGCGCTTGCCCTGGATGTAGATGGTGCGTTGGCCGTCGTCGTTCTCGACCTGGGGGTCGCGCAGCTGGGTCTGCACGTCGACCATGATCGACATGATCGGGTCGCCGGAGGGGAAGAATTTGGGTGGTCCGTCGCTGCGTTGGGTGACGTTGTTCCACTCCTGCTCCTGGCGGGTGCGGGGTGGTGCGGTGATCTTGCCGCCGACGGTGGTGCCTGGTGTCTCGAATCGAGCGGAGGGCTTGTTGGTGCCGAACAGGACGTCGTTGGCGTCGGGTGATGCGGTCATGACGGTTGTCTCCTTCAGACGATGCCGGCGAGCTGGTCGCGGCTTCTCTCTTGATCCCCGGACGGGTGTCCGGGGCAGCCGAGTGCGGGATCGACGGATCCGGCTCGGAAGAATGGGCAGCGGTTGCAGTAGGCGTCGGCGGTGGGGAGGTGCTGGAAGGCGGCTTTGCCGAGCTGGGTGACGGTGATGTCGATGCCGGTGGCACGCTCGAGGGCGTCGAGGGCGACCTGGACGTCGTACGGTTCGTGCCAGACGACGGTCTCGGAGAGCTCACCGTTGCGTGGCAGGAAGACGACCATGACGTGGCGGACGGTGAGGCCCTTGCGTTGCCAGCCGCGGCCGTAGAGGTGGGCCTGTTTGCGGTACTGGCCGGAAATCTGGCGCCGGTATTTCTTGAGCATGGCGGGGCCGCAGGTTTTCCAGTCGATGACGGTGCCGGTGACGCGGTCGTAGGCGTCGGTGGTGCCGTCGATGTCGTCGCCGTTGAGGTCGCCGACGCTGACCTTGTTCTCGACGTACCAGCGTTCTTCGCCGTTGTGGCCGTTGGCGTAGGTGAGGTTGTCGTTGTCGAGGACGTGTTCGAGCCAGGTGTGGATGGCGGTGCCGACGGTGGCTTTCCAGTTGGGGAGCTGGTTGGGGTTCTCGGGGAAGTCGGCGAGCTTGTAGCCGATGCGCCGGGCGCAGTCGTGGCCGAGCTCGGAGGGGCCGATGCGTTTCTGGAGGCTGCGTGGGGCGTTGGTGATGGCGTCGCGGATGAGGGTGGTGAGTTCTTGGCCGAGCTGTTCGGGTGGTGTCGAAGTGCGTTGGAGGGGTGGTGGGAGGTCGTGGTGTGGGGCGAGTGGGAGGTGGGTGACGTCGGTGGGGATGGTGGCGTGCTCGTTCATCGACGGTCCTCCTTGGAAAGCAACCAGTTCGGCCACCAGCTCGGGGGACCTCCGCGACCGAAGAAGCCGATCCACTCCTCACGACCGGGATCCGGCAACGTGGGGGTTGGTGCTGGCGGCTCGTCTCCGGCGTCGAGGAGTCGGCGGGTCTTGCATGGCCAGCCGAGTCCGCAGCCGTCGCATGCCTTGCCGGTGTCGTCGGCCTGGTGCAGCTGGTCGACGGCAACGAGGGCGGTGGCGGCGTTGGGGTCGCGTAGCAGGAGGCCCTCGATGATGAGTTCGTCACCACGACGGACCTGGAGCCAGTTGCCACCTGGTCTGCCGTCGATGTTCACCGTCAACGGGATGCTGGTGATGGGGTTAGCGGGGTCGATGGCGGCGCGGAGGTCGGCGACCACTTCGCGGTAGGCAGCCGCGTAGCGTCCGAGCCTTGGCGAGTCCTGGTCTTCGTCGCCGTGGACGGCTTCGTACTCGTCGGTCAACGTCTTGATGTGGGCGCGGAGGGTGTCGTCTCGCCAGAAGGCGTCGCGCTCGCCGGTGTCGAGGGCGTCGACGAGATCGAGGAGCGCGAGGACGGTGGCCGGATTCACCGTCATGAGAAATGGGTGGGCTTCGGCTCGGGCGCGAAGGGCGGCGCGGTCCTCGGCGCTGACGCCAGTCATGTGGTGGCCTTGACGGTGGGTGGGCTGGGGACGGTGCGCTCTACGACTTCGAGGAGGTTCTTGTTGCGGCGGTCCTGGAGGGCGGTCTCGGCGGCTTCGTAGGTGTCGTAGCGGCCGACGGCGTCGCCGTGGTGGCGGTCCTTGACGGGGACGGTGGCTTGGTAGCGGAGGGCGAAGAAGGTCGTCGTCATGAGGTGACCTCGGTCAGATGGGACTGCCACGACGACAGGCCGGGAGCGGTCC